CCAGATATGCCATCAAAACTTTGTGGGTCTGTAAATTGAAAAGAACCTCCTGATGCTGTAACTGCAAGTGGAGCTCCTCTAAATCTTTTTGTATCACCATTTGTTAAACCGTGACCTGGTGCAGTAACATTTATAATTCCAGATCCTGCTTCGTAAGTTTCAAATGCATCTGTTGGTAATAGATATGGCACAGCGTTTTCAATTCTGTCTGGTCTTACGTTACGTAAAGATATTGCATCTCCATTCATCGGTTTTGGTTCTAGTTGTGGTTGTTTAGGTTCAAATTCAGATACGTGTACAAAAGATCCATTCCATTCTCTAACCATTTCTGTAAATGGAAACTCTAAACCAGATCTATCTGATATCGCTTTTGCGTATTTACCTGTTGCATATTTTGCCATTATGTTCCTGGGTAATAAGCTTTAGGCGTAATGTATGTGCTTGAAGCTGACCCATCCTCTGCTAATGCCCTAGCCAATTCATCTTCATACGCTAATTTCATAGCTTGAATTAACTGTGGATTATATTTTTGCGCTAAATAATATGCTAATCCAGATATCATACAAGGCACAAATCTAAATGGAACGTCAGTTGCATTTGTATAATCTCCCACATCTTGTATTCTTTTTATAAAAAAGAAGTGCATATCTTTTGATGCGTTTGTTGAATCCGGTGTAGGATAGATGTGTATTCTAACTTTGTCTATAAATCTCTCCACCCAATATTGATTTGGTGTTCCTTTTGATAATTTATTTGAAAAGGCTGCATAAGTAGACCTATCTACTTTTGTCATTGGTGAATCTGATTGTGTTGTTTGAGTTCTATTAGATCTTAATTGTGCTTCTAATACATCGGATATACCAAATACACTCGCTGGAGAAGTTGTCGTAGCACTCGTGCCATCATCACTTGATCTAAAAAAATCATAATCAGATTGTCCCTCTATTAAATCTAGGTTTGTAGAACCTATTTCCCAATAGTGAATACCTCTGTTTCCCCATTCTTGAAACAAAACATTTAAAGATCTTCTAGCTGATTTTAGTTGGTAACCAGATACATTTTGCAAACCAATACGTTCAAAAGATTCCTCTACTATTTCATCAATAGCAAAAGTTTTGTCGAACGTAGTTGTTCCCGAAGTAGTATTAGCCATTTAAACTCCTTAGCCAGTGTA